GCCCAAAAGCTAGAACCGCAATAGCTTTGTCGCTATTTGTATCATTATAAATTAAAGCACCATTGGCAGTAAATGATGCACTCGTCCAACTTGGATCTGCCGCATCAAAATAGGCAGTAGTTCCGCTGGTAGAAACTGCTCTTGATGTTAATTCAACACCACCAGCTGTGTAACCAGTGCCAGAAATTTCGTTGCTCGTTGAATAAGCAGTTGTCGATGCACCTAAACTTGCTGAACTTGTATATAAAGCTATTTTTATAGTATCTGCGACAAGATCATGCTGTTCATCTAATATCTCAGACTTGAAACTCGTGCACATCGCTTGTGATATGGCCATTATATGCCTCCATTATATTCAATATTTCTATCTCGAAGCATTTCTTGTTGCATAAGCTGAACTGCTTCATCAAACTGTGCTTTATATAAAGTTACTGTTTCTGGAGCCTTTAGAAAAGCACTACTTTCATATAAACAAGCACTTAAAAGCACATTTTCTGCATTATTACCAATCCAATTGGTTGTGTTGCTTGAAGAAAGTCCTGTTATTGGCTTTATATAATCAACAGCATAAGACAATGTTGCACTCGGTGTTGGTGCCAATGTTATAATTAAATCAGACGAGTTGGCATTTTTTGTGCTAAACATTATTGGTGTTCCTGTTGAACTTGAATTTGGCCAATAATCTCTCAAATAAGAATCAACTCTGTGATTTAAATAAGAAACTTCGGAGCTAACTGTTACCGAAACATTGCGAATAATCCTTGCATTGGTTATTGTATATTCTGAAGTGCCAGAAGACAAAGTTCCTGTGTGTTCAAACCTGTAACATGGTAAATTTGGCAACCTTTGGAAAATCATAGCTTCAGCTTGGCCAATTATTTGATCTATTGATGCATCAAATTCTGTGCTATCATCTTCCAAAAAGTTTTTTATGTTTGTTGTTAATGTTGAATAATTCATTTAATCACCCCAAGTTGCAGCACCCCAAGTCTCTTGACCCCAGCCTCTCAAGGCAACTGTGACTGTTCCAATTTGACCTGTGCCTGTTACACTTGTTTCAGTTAGTGATAATTGTATATTAGCACCATCAGTTTCTCCAAATGCACCAATTTGACCTGTGCCAGCAACACCAGTTTCAGTTATTGAACCTTTGTTTGTGATTGTTCCTATTTCACCTGTGCCAGCAACACCAGTTTCAGTTATGCTAGAAGAAATTGTGATTGTTCCTATTTCACCTGTGCCAGCAACACCAGTTATGTCTGTTGCAGAAGTAGAAAAAGTTATTGCACCTATTCTTCCAATTGATCCTGCACCAACATTCGGAGTTTCATAGGTTGTCGCATCAAGCGATGGGTTGCCATATAGAGATGTGCCTGTGTTCGTATTAAATCCATCAAACGCTAAATTTATTATTACATTTTCAGGATCATTGTCTGGCCTTGGCTTAAAAAGTGCTGTTGCATCTATTATATTTTTCGGAGGATCTAATTGTGGATGTTTTGGTTCATACTCATCCGGTGCAACTCTGAGGCCATTCCATTCTGTTTTTAAATTACGATAAGGAACACGAAACCCACTGCGATCGCTTATCGCGAGAGATCTTTTTCCTGTAGCGTATCTAGCCATTAGTAAAAATTTAATCCTGTTGGTTTAACGCGTAGAGAAACATTTGAACCTTCTTCATCAGATGCTTGTGTAAAAGCTCGTTCATAAAGATCCCACAAACCTGTTGACCTATCTGGGGAAAATTTAACAGACAATTTTGCAGCAAGGCCAGCACAAAGAGCATCAGTCCAACGATACGGTATGTCTGCATCCTGATTTGACGCAGTAACATCATCAGGTTGGAAAACTCCATAATAACGTATTGAATCAGTAGCATTGTCAGGAACTTGCCAAACTGTCATTGTAGGTGTGTATTGGCGATCAATCATATACTGGGAAGAAACGCCTGTATCAGTTTTGTTTGGAATTTGATTGTATTCCGAAATTGATATTCTTTCCATTGGTTGATCTGTTGATGTTGAATTTGAAACATTTCTATAAACAACATCTATTATATCAACAAGACCAGCGTCAAGAGTATAAGTTGCTTGATCAGCAACCAAAGTTACTGTTTTATAAGCAACAGTCCAATAATTCCAGCCACGATTAGACCATTCAGAAAATAAAAGATTAAGGCTTCTTCTTGCACTTACAGCATGCATCCCAGTTCTTGTTTGGGCATCAATGCCGCAACGCTCAAATGCCTCGTCAATTATCTCCTCAATATTTGGCCTATAAGCTACAGTGCCAGATGTTGCCATATTAATACTCTTTTATCATTCTCAAAACTATTTGATACGAATCTGTGGTTGCACCAGCACCAGTTGTCGTAAATTTAATGTCACCAGTTGGGCTGCTTCCATAAGTTGTCGTTTTCGGCAAACCACCGAAAACAGAATAATCTTGATAGCCTGATTGATTTTCATCAAGATGAAGAATGATAACATCTGTTCCTGCATCCGCAAGCACTTCAACAGTCATGCCATATATTGTCCACCAAGCCTCAACAATCCTGACAGCAGCACAACTTTCTCCTGCATCATTTTTATCAAGGCCAGAAACATCAACTTTTAAAACTGCAGATTCATTGCCAGTATCAACATACTGGTATTGAAATGCATAAACGACTTGGCGATCACTTTCGCTAAGTTTAGTCGAGGTTGTTATATCTGCCATATTTTAACTCCAATTCTTGGAGCAGGATTGGTTACCTGCTCCACAAAATTTTAATTTTAACTATCTGCGAAAGGAGTTGCAATTGTTCCGGAACCAACCAGAACACCTTGAACAAGATATTCGTTATCAGCAATAGCTGTTATTTCAAGGTAAGAGAATTTGTCTCCACCTTGCGTCCCACCGTTCATAGAAATTACATCATTAGATGAACCAGGAATAAAAATTTTGTAGCTACCATCGGTAACACCGACAGCAAGAGAGCCGAGAAATTTGTCAGTCCCGTCTGTTTTGATGTCAAGATCGGTAGCGTCTGTCCCTATATAAAACCTGTAAACAGCCCCAAGTTGGTTGTCTACATTTGGATCATCTGGTCCAGCGTTTGCGCTTTTGGAATTAGCACTAATGGTTGGCAATGTTACTGCACCATCAGCATCATTTATTTCAATTAATTTGCCTGCGTGATCAGCAAAAGTTAAAGTTGTTTCAGAAGTAATATTTACAACTGCATCTGGTCCAGCTGATATGAATCCTCTCAAGGAACGAACTGGTCCTGAAAAAGTAGATCGAGCCATTTTACAATCTCCTGTCTTGGCTAATGTCTGCCCGAAAGCAGTCAGGTTGATTTACAAATTTAACTTAGCTCTATTTTTAAAAATATAAAAGCTAAGATTATTTTTTACTCTTTTCTTCTTCTTCGGCAGGAAAAAGACTTTTTAAATAATCTATTGCTGACATTGATCCTGCAGCTGTTCCAGTTGCTGCAACTAATGCCTTTTCTGCTTCATCAGGAATTGTCTGAGCAACTTTTTTAATAGGTCTTGCAATCCCTATTCCTCCAAGAGCAACTTCATAAGGATCATCAAATACTATTCCTCTAGCAATATCAAAAGTTGCTGCAAGTGGAGCATATGGTGTAAAATACAGAGGAAGTGTTCCATAATCAGAGATAGCTTGGCCAACGTCTGTTAATTTTTTAGCTCTGCGATAAGATTGACGATTTCCAGAGCCAAATTTATTAGCTAAATAATAAGCTAATTTATCAGACATTGGTGGGTCATAAGACCTAACCTCTGCATTTTTTATAAAAGGAACAACAGGCTTGTTTGCACCAACATTCCTTAATGCACCAAGATTTCTAAGTCTTTGTCTTGCTTCTGCCATGAAAAGAGCGGAGCCACCAAATTTCTTTAGTGGCTCCTATCCTTTTATGCGCCTTCAGAACCAAAAACGCCACGCCAGTCAGTCCAACCGAACGAATAACGCTCGCGAACTTTATAGCGGACATTGCCAGTTTCGAAGTCACCTTCCATGCCTTTCTTCATCGCAGAACGCTGGAACATCTTCAGTCCATCAGGAACATCCGTCTGAACAAACCAGCGGTCGGAATCAGAAATACGACGCATAACGTGATAACCCTGAGGGAGATATCCACCAGAGCGAATCGCGTTTATGTCGTTGTCTGCAGTGTTGGTGCGAAGCTGAGACTCAAGAAGCCTTTCAGCAGTAAACACATATGCTGTAGGAATGATGAGCCGTACGCCTTGCGCAGCGATACGTAGTCCACGGTCATCTTTCAAATCAGCAATGTTAATCAGAACCGACTCAAGAGAAGTTTCTGAAAGGTCAGCAGCAGTCGAAAGAGTATTTGACTGGTTGCCGCTTCGGGTTGGATGAGAAGTGCTCAAAAGAGCAACAGAATCACCACCTGTATAACTTCCGGAGGTTGCGTTATTAAAGATATTTGCCGCTTTGATCTCTTTAGTAGAGGCCATTGAACGAGCAAGTGCCTTTGTATAACGAGCTGCAAGAGAGCCATACTGGCCATCTTCTTCAGCTTCTTCAGTTATTGAAAAAGCCAAAGCAACTGTTTCGTGTTGATAACGTGCAGTCCATTGCTGGGTTGCTTCATCATAACTAACAGCAGCACCTTCAGTTTTAACAGGAGCGTTTCCGAAGCCTTCTAAAAGAACATCTTCTTCATACGCTTTACTTGAAGTATTAGCCGCAAAAACAGGCTTATACTCTTCTGGGTATTGATCATACTCGAGGCCAAACAAAGTGTTTAGTCCTGGCTCGAGCATTTTAGCAAATTGTGCTCTATGCATTGCCATGTCTAAACTCTCCTATATGCCTGCGCTGTCTTTATAAAGGTGCTCATTAATAAGAACCTCCATAACAGCGTTAGCTCCGAAAGCATTCTCTGGGGCATCCCAAAGTGCCATAATCTTGCACGTGGCAGTTCCTGCTGCCATTGTACCAGAAATTTCGAAACC